AATATTTCTCAATACTTCCAATAGAGAAAGAACCTAATCACTATATGTTCTATTTCTTTACTTACAATATAGACGATAGAAAAGTAAGCGTGGTTATGACTGAAGATAATGCTGAGTTCTTTAACGGCGGATTCCAAATTAGTAAAAGTCGTCAATTTATGAAGGAAATTGTCTATTCAGGAAAACCAATTAATATTAAATTAGAGTTTTTTGATGGAGACAGAGTTTACAAAATTGAAAACTATTCGTTAAATTCACAAAACATAAATACTTATAACAATACTGGTAAGTTTAAAAGGTTTAAAAAACCTAAAATAAAGCTAGTTCACATACAAACGACCTTAAATGATGAGAGAGAGCAGAGGAGCAGAGAATCTTTGCAGAGAGTCAAAGAGCACGGAATTGAATACATCCTACACACTAACGAACCTTTCAAGAGTTTACCTCCAAGCCACAACTGTATCAGGCCAGACTGCGTTTCAATGGAATTGTTCGATGAAGCTACTATTCAAAGACTTGGAACAGCCCTTACCCCAGCCCACGCAGGATGCTTTGATGCCTTCAAAACAGCAATATTAAGTGAATTTGAGGACTGCGACTTCTTAATTGTATGTGAAGGAGATTGCTTAATAGAATCTTCAATTCAGGAGTTCTGTGATGCCGTTTATGATGCTGCTAATGTAGTAAACGACTATAATATTGGGTTTTTCAGCTTTGGAGACATAAAAACACTTGAGCACGGGTGGTTACAATCAAAAGTAGTTCAGGATATAAATGATAAATACTTTATAACTGACCATATAATTGGTATACAATGTATTATGTTTCCGAAATTTGCTAAGTCTTGGCTAAAAGAGCAACTTAGGACACATAAATGGGATGCTGCGGATGTGTATTTTAATACAATTTTTAAAAAGAGTCCGTACAGAATGGGTATTGTAAAAAATAGACTTACTACTCAAGCTGATGGATTTTCATTGATAGATAAACAGTATAAAAAATTTATATAATGGCATGGACTGATGAAGCAAAAAAAAGAATGAGCGAAATTAAAAAAAACTACTACATAAACAAGAAAAAAAATTTATATGAAAATTTGCCAAGTGATAAGCAGTAATATCCCTATCCTGCCTACTGGACAAAGGGGGTGGGGTGCTGTCGAACTTATTACTGACGAATACACAAAAAATTTAATTAAGCTTGGACATCAAGTTGATGTTAAATACTTAAATGAAATAAAAGCAGGTGATTACGATATTGTACATATCCACGTTGCTAATCTTTGTTTAGAGGCTAAAAAAAGAGGTATACCTTATGTTTATTCTACTCACGACCATCATTCTTATTTTCATGGTAAGGATAGCTGGAATTATAGACAACAATTAGAAGCAATAAAGGGTTCTATATTTTCTTTAGCTCCTGCTGAATATGTGGTTGAATATTTTGAAGATACAGATAAGTTATTTTACCTTACTCACGGAGTTGATACCAATTACTATTTACCTAATTGGGATTTAGATATATCAAAAGGACACAAATTATTGATGTGTGCCAACAATGGAGTAGCAGGCGATTATGGTGCTGACAGAAAGGGATTCAGATTTGGTATAGAAGCAGCTAAAGAATTAGATTTACCAATTACGATAGTAGGTGCTGATGCCAATACCAAGTTCTTTGAGATTCATAAAGATTTATTAGAGTATGATAAGTTAACAATAGTTGACACTAATCCTACTGAAGAGCAAAAACTAAAGATATTTCAAGAACATAGTATATTTTTACACCCTTCAAATTTAGAATATGGACACCCTAACCTTACATTATGCGAAGCTGCAAGTTGCTGTTTGCCTATTGTCGGTACATATAGAGGCTCTAAGCATATTAATGGTATGTGGACTATTCCACAAATAAGTACATTTGAAGTATTAAGAGGATTAAAACATACGATAAATTATTGGGATGCACTTAGAGAAGAGATGAAACCTTTTAGAGAAAGATATGACTGGATTTATGTTCTTCATCATTTAGAGAAAAATTATAAAGCAGTTCTACAATTTCATAATAAAGATTCACAAACGATTAGAGAAAAATATTACAATAGCTACAACAATACAGAGAAATTATGATAAAATACAATTTACACCACGTTAATGGTTTATTTTTTGAAATTACCGAAGATGAAGGAAAAAATCGTGAATATGATGTAACTTTTTATGATAATACCGAAAAGAAGAGTATTTATGAAACTAAAATAAAAGTTGGTAGCTGGGCAAGATTACAAAGAAAATATTTGTCAGATATTTTAGTAATTGTAAAGTATAAAGACAGACCAGTTACTCAAATAAATTTTTTGAATTATATAAAAGGTAAAAGAGTATTTATAACATTTGAGAGTAAGGCTCTTGGGGACACACTTGCTTGGATGCCGTATTGTTTAGAATTTGCAAAACACTATGATTGTAAGGTTTTAGTATCTACTTTTAAAAATGAATTATTTGAATCTGTATATCCAGAACTTGAATTTGTACCAAGAGGCGTTTCAGTTAATAATTTGATTGGTATGTTTGAAATCGGATGGTACTGGGATAAAAGCAAAGAGCCAGAAAATCCGATATTAATACCTTTACAAAAAAGTGCTACTAATATTTTAAACCTTCCTTATGAGGAGATTATTCCTCGCATAAGCTTTACTCCAAAAGAAAGACCTATTGAAGATAAATATATATGTATTTCTATTTATTCTACTGCACAATTAAAACTTTGGTATGAATGGCAGGGGTTAATTGACCATTTTGTATCTAAAGGCTATAAAGTTTTTGAGATTTCAGCTCAGGACTCAATGATGTATCAAAATACAGCAGATTTTAAAGGCCTTACTCCTTTTACTGATAAGTCTTTAGAAAATACTATGAACTTAATACATCATAGTGAATTTTTTGTTGGATTATCGAGTGGATTATCTTGGTTGTCTTGGGTATTAAAGAAGAAAGTATTTATGATAGCTAACTTCACTAAGCCAGACCACGAATTTAACACGAACACTATTAGGATTACTAACGATAAAGTATGCAATGGATGTTGGAATAACCCATTATTTAGATTTAATAAAGGTGATTGGATGTGGTGTCCTGAGCACGAAGATACTCCTAGACAGCACGAGTGTCATAAATCAATTACTTTGGATATGGTAGTAAATGAAATAGAAATAATTAAATAATGAAAAGAATAGTTATAATAAGTTGTTACCTGTCGGGACAAAAACAAATTGATATATTAAATAGGTGTATTGAGGGATATAAACAAACTAATTGGGATATAATGATAGTTGGACATTTACCAATAGATAAAGAAATAGCTAATAAAGTTGAATACACTATTTATGATAAAAATAATACTTTTTTACCATCTAAATACACCCCATTTTATTGGTTTAAAGATAAAAATTATGTCATTAATATATTTAATGAAGGTCATACAATACCAATTTGTAGAAATATCAGAGCTGCAACAAATTTAGCTAAAGCGATGGAATATGATGAATTTATTTTTACAGAATTTGATATTATTCTATCTAAGTTAGATGCTAATAAATTGGTTGACATGATGAATAATATGAATAATGATAATAAAAAAATGTTATTTTTTAGACCAGAGGTTTATAAAGTTGATGGTAGTTATGTATATGAAACTTTAATGTTTGGAGGTAATTTAAACTTTTTTTTAGATACATTTAATCCACCTATTGATACTGAACAATGGCTAAATTTAAACATGGGATATACATTAGAATTATCTTTTTATGAGAAATTTAAAAAATACGAAAATGACTTTTTAATAATAAATGACCATAGTTCTAATATTTTTACAAATAGTGAAGTTAACGTATTTAGATATGGATTATTTAATTGCGAGATGTTATATAATGAATTTATACCCGAAGAACCTTGTTTATTTATTAATAATTCATTAATTATAGAAGAATACAGAAGTATAAATATATTTAAAAATGATGAATTAATTACGTCTTTGACATTAGGTAAAAATCATCATTACATTAATAGCTTTAAATTAGATAATTCCGAAATCAAAGTAGAAATTTATAATTTAGATAAAACTTATTTATTTTCAAACAAAAAATATATATTAAATCAAGAATCATTATCAATTTTTAAAGAAAGAGGTATAATTAAATCAAATTAAAAAAAAACCAAAAAAAATGGCACACTTAAATCAACAAAAATTTTGCAAAAAAGTAAAAGAAATTTTTCCTAATTATTTTAAAAATGTTAGTGTTTGCGATATTGGTTCATTAGACATTAATGGAAGCAATCATTATCTTTTTGAAGATTATGAATATATTGGAGTAGATATTGGAAGAGGAAAAAATGTCAATATTGTATCTTTAGGACATGAATTTAAACCAATAAATGATAAGTTTGATATTGTTATATCAACGGAATGTTTTGAACATGATAAATATTGGGATAAAACAATTATTAATGTATGCGAAAACCTTGTTAAAAGTGGCGGGATGTTTTTATTTACTTGTGCTACTACTGGTAGAGCCGAACATGGTACTATAAAATCTACTATGGGTGATTCACCCTTTACAAGTAATATAGATAATTGGTCGGATTATTACATGAATATTACACAGGAAGATGTACAATCTAAAATAAAATTAGATGAATATTTTATAATTTATCATTTTTATGTAGATATTGAATCACATGACCTATATTTTTGGGGTATATTAAAATAATGTATGTTAGTAGATGTAATAATATTAACCAATAGTAACACATTTAAGGATGTTAGAAATACAAAAAGAACAATATATAGCCTATTAGATAGTGAAAATGAACATTGTTTTAATATTATTTTAGTAGAATCTAGTATAAATCATGAAAATGAATATAAAGGTTTAGTGAATAATTATATAAAACCTAATGAATCATTCAATTATAATAGTTTTATAAATTATGCTTTAAATTATTTGCAGGGAGAATGGGTTATTATATCTAACAATGATGTAGGATATGAAAAAGGTTGGTTTAGTGAAATTATGAAAGTACATAACGAAAGGAAAGATATAGAATCATTTTCTCCAAGAGACCCAATGCTTTACATGAAATATTTTGACTGGCATTTTATAAATAGTAAGGATACATACTTTGAAAGCTATCAAGTTACAGAAGCTATTATGGGTTGGTGTATTGTTATTAAGAAAAAAGCATTAGAAAAAATAATTCCTTTCGATAAAACATTTGATATGTACTATCAAG